ACCTCTTCTTTTTATGAGATAAAAACTTATCTCATTCTCAATCACTTATAAAAAAATACGTACTTTCGTTGTACAAATCTATCCACATTCCGTTAATTCTTCTACTTTGTATTATTTTTCCTTCTGCGAATGCCTGTATAATAGGCAGCAGCTCTTTTGCTTGTTCTCTGTTCATTGTTACTACTATTTGATTATTATTTATTCCATGAATGTTTTTATAAAATTTTTAACCTCCTGTAAATACTGACCTCCACAATCCTTTTCAAGCTCAATCATTTTTTGCTTACTGAAATTTGCGACTTTTATCATTTCGACTGTGGCTACACTTTCAAGTTTTAGCACTATTCGGGACTGTATTAACAGCCACGAACCTCTCTCGAAATCTGTAATACGGCTTTTCCCAATTTCTTCTTCAGCTTTCCTACACAAACCACATAGTTCGCGCATTTCTTTTTCCAACTGCTCAAAGGTGTATTGCCTCCAATGATAGCTAAGATACGAGCCTTTATTTACAGCTTCTTTTAATATTTCTTCGTTCATTTTTCTTCCTCCAAAAAATCGATATTAAGTTTAGCCATCAGAACGGGTTCTTTTATCCAACATTTCTTTGGCTTTATTAAATGTCTCACAACACATTTGGCAAACATCTTCAAGACTTCTTGCATCCCAATTACGATATAGTCTTCCATAGCTTTCAGTTATTACTATAACCTGTCTGTCATGGAGGATTCGCCATATCATTTTCAACTTTTGTTTCATATGCTTTTTCATATTATTTTTATTTAATCTTATAAAAGATGGTTAGTTACTAAAGCTCATTAAACTCTTTCTGCAATCTTTGTTTTGTTTCATTAACAAGTTGCATGAATTTGGTACCAAACTCTTTATCACTTTTCACTAATGCATTAAGACATTCCCCAACTCTTTCATCAGTTAATCTATGCATACTTAAAAGATTATCTACTTTAGGAATCAAACTCTTAACTAAGATATTTGCTCTTTCTAATTTATCTATATTCATATTCTTCTTTTTTATCTCTCCCTGCTATCACCAGAGAGAAAATGATTATTTATATTTTCTATATTAGCGTTCTGCGAGATTTTATTTTATCAAGAATTGACCGACAATATACATATGCTTTGTGTGAAGCTACAAGTAGGCGATAATCAGCTTTCCCTTTCTGATGAAAAACTACGATGCAACGTCGTATCTCCCATTTTTGTAACCAATACTTATTTTTGCATGGCTTTTTACCAAATAGATTGCAATACCATTCATATAAAGGGCTTGCCTTCACGATTTTCTTTGCTAATCTTGCTCTCATAAGCTTGTATTTTTAATGCTCTGTTATTCCGTAAACATCGGGTAACTTGCAGATTACATCACCTCCGTAACTATCCTTTGTTAATTCGACAAACTCACGGACTGTTGTGCTACCTCCAAGGTCTATGCCTTTATCCTTGCAGAAACTCACGCGCCCCATTCGACATGAGCCAGTAAGCACGTGATGATAGGCAAAGAGGTCACGATTTGGATATAGTGTATCATACTCAGGGAACTTCTTGCGGAAAGCTTCTATGCGTTCTTCCTCTGTACTGCCGTCATATAACTTCTCTTGCAGAGCGGTGAAAGCATCGTGTAGGGTATTACCATGTGCGAACTTGTTTTGCTCCTTGATAATGTAACAAGGTTCTAGCGTCAAATCACTTTGCAGGACAAAGCCTTGCGCAATGTTGCTGCGAACAGACTTGATAATTGTCTGTATTCCATCTACAATATAGACATGGTTGCCATTTATATTTTTTACGCCATTGCCATCTCCAAAGCCCCATCCATAGCCATCTCCATTGCCATCTCCATAGCCCCATCTATAGCAACAGTCAGAGCCATCTCCATTGCCACCGCCAGAGCCACGGCCAGAGCCATAACCAGAGCCATAGCCATAATTAACGCTTAAAAAAGCGTTAATACGGTCTTCTAACATTTCCATTCTCTTACCTCCTCTATAGACTTGATAGCCTTGTCTGTACAAGGTATAACCTCTATTGCGTCAAGTATCGTGATACTATCGACTATGACTGTAAACTTGCATTCACCAGGACGAGATGTACCTTCCTTGGCAAGCTGAAAGAGCGAAGACGCACCATCCCAATACCACAGACGACGAGCGTTGTGCAACGTCACTTCTCGGCCATTCTGTGATACAAGTGTTCCAACACTACTCCGCTTCGGTCGCCACGGATGATTACTTTTTTGTTGATGTTTGTTTCCATTGTTTCTATTTTTATATTGTTAGTGTATTAATGTTTGTTTTTCTTTGCGAGTATTTAGCTTTTTATTTAATAAGTTCAAACTCGTAGACAAAGACGTAGGGGTTGGAGGCCCATGTACCTTTGCCTGCGATCTTGTCAATGAGCAGGGAGTATGGTTTTTTGGCTGTCCCATAGGTGGCAGATTCATCTGTGATGCTGTAAAAATTCGCCTTGTTTATTCTGCTCTCAAAATCCACGATACCCTCAGCCAAACAATCCTCTTCGCTGATGTCTTGCAGCCGCTCGATACGAATGTTGGTGATATGGATGCAGTGAGGCATTAGGTTTGCACGGACGAACATCTTGTTGGTATAACCTTTACTTCGTATTAACGCATCTCTTAGCTGCAAATCTTCCACATGAGTAATGCCTAAGACATCTTGATAGGATTGCGCTACAGCGACCACGTCGTAGACGTTGTAACGTGATTTGGCAATCATATACTCGCCATTGAATATAGCGGCACTGCCACAAATATGGCCTTCATACCCATAGCCTTTGATAAGATTTGGAACTTCGCCGTTATAGGCAATTCGCCTTGTCTGTGTCTTGCGACCTTCAAGTACGGCTTGTGTGAGTCTGTACTTATCGTTGAACATAATCTTCTTCATTTTTTATATCTTTAGATTTGCGTCCAAGCCCAGTGCCCAAAGGATATGCTGAAGCTCATGTACGTACTTGATAACCCTTACCTTTACAAATAAGAAACGCAAACTACCCAAGCCTACTTGGTAGCCTTTACCGTCACCCAAAGGCTTTAATCCTAATCTGTTTTTTGCATAGACAACAGTGTCTTCCCGCATATTAAACCCGTTTTTTTCGAGAATTTCGGGAGTTAAGGGAATTGTGGATATATTTTTGCACCAATCATACCATGAGATTTGTTTGCACTTAGGGTCGATAGGAATTAACCTGACAGATACAAACCTGTCATCGAATGCCATACTTTCAGTCTCTATTGCCGTAACTCTACAAACAGTGCCTTTTGGTATCTTACAACCAGTTTTGCTTACTATTACAATGTCGCCTATTCTTAGGTCTTCTGCTTTAATCATTTGTCACCTCCTTCCGTGTATGGGTCGGTTGTGCCGAGGAGATGTTCGTTACCCTCGTAAGGGATGCAGTAACGAAAATTATTGCCAAAACAAGCATAAGGAAAGTTTTTATCTTTCCCCCTGTAATGTGAGAAACAGTTAGCGTACCATTCATGTTCTTCACAGTCCCTCACCAGCACCTTGTCGAACGGCTCGAACGGACATTCGGGCTTTACAGGCTCTACTTGCAATGTGTCGGGATTGTACTTGCCTTTATAATACTTTTCTACGTTAGCGATAAACGTCGCTCTTTCTTCGTCACTCGCCTTTACATAGAGATCTGTGTCGCAGACCTCCTCCCTGCCAAACGATGCGTAAGCTACATAAAAATTAATTGTAGTATTGAATTTGGTATAATCGTCATTCGCCCAACCCTCGAAAATAGCGTACATGTTGCCATCGTTGCAACACACCACATCGCCTCGCTTGAAGAACTTAGTCCAATCTCGTATTTCAGAGGAAGGGAATAGTAAACATTCAGCGTTTGCACGATTGTAATAAAGACCTGTTTTAAAAAAACAATTATAATTATTTAAACTATCTATTACTTTTATAGGAACTGGAATATTAATATTAACTTCTTCAAGTGTAACTTTTCCAAATAAAGGAGAGTATAGCTTTGTTCCTTTTGAGTAGTCCTTTAATATCTCAGCTATGTTAATGTTGTTTTCCATTGTTGTAATTTTTATTGTAACACATTAAATTCTATTTTCCCGTTGATGTTTCTTCGTCAAATTCATGCGTAAGAAGTCCACATATAAACTCGTACATCAACTCACTCCATTCATCGGCAGGCTTGCCGTAGAGAGAATCCGCATAGTCACGAATATCGATACATACATCTTTCTTGCCAAGACAGAAACTTATATTATTTCTCTTTCTGTTTTCAGCAACTGTCACACCACCAAGAAGGTGTATGAGCCATGTCTTGATTTTCTTCTTCATAGTTGTATATTTCGTAGGATGAAAGGTTGTGAGGATTGAGTTCTTAGGAGATGTACTTTTATTAACTTGTGTACAGCACGCGGCTGCGCTTTGTTGAAATCGCGAACGATGCGACGCTCAAGGTCGGCGTGCCATACTGGTTTGTCGGTGCCAGGAAGAGTGATTTCGGCACGGACTCGCTGACCGTTGTCAAAAGTGAGGATAGCTGTGCGCTGCTCACGAGGTACAAATGGATTGTGTTTCATTTTGCACTCCTTTCTGATTCTACTACACATGAAAGCTGCTCTACTTTGGTCTGTAACTCCATCTGTTTTTTGCAAGACTGGTCGCGTTCTGCTCTCGCATCCGATATACAAACAAAGCTAAATGTAACTGACACAACTATTACTGCTCCAATACATAACCAGGGTAGACGATGTACAAAGCCGTCAATTTCACGACAAATACCTTTTATAAATGCCCAACCGTATTTTACTGCGTATAAGCCAGCTTCTTTTATTGTGGCATTGTCTACAAAGTCTATTTTTGTTGTTATCATAATTAACCCTCCAATTTCTTTATGTCTTGATATTCGTAAAACAGTATGCGCTTCTTTGCTGATCGTGTGCCATCATTTTTTGGTGGATTCACGTAAATGGTGAAATGCCCATTCGGTGTTATACCGTTCAGAAGTGTAGGACGAATATCATGTATCCAAAACACCTCTTTTGTTTTGATGTTAATACACTTATCGTCTTTCTTGTATGGTAGGCTTTTGATGTCTTCATTTACAAGTCTTATAATATTCTCGTTGATAATGTTTCTATCAGCAAGTAAACCGATGATTTTGTTATTCATAATTTATAGATTGTTTTGTTATTATTTACTTTGATGTTGTTTATAGGAGTATCTTCTTTGAAGTATTCCCATGATGTATATTCTTCTTTCATAATTTTATGTATTTAAAAGGTTGGTCCACTTGATTCATACTCGCTATCGATAAGGTACTTGTCGTTTGGTTCGTACTCTTCTTCTTCCTCGTACTCTTCATCATTACCGTCATCGTAGCAGTAAGGGTCGTTATCGCCATGATAGCCACCATTGGCGTAGAATGCTTTCCAGTCTATCATAGTAATTCAAATTGCCAAATGGTACATTCTACTGCTGCTCGACTAACTCCTGTGCATACTTTCCTCATAGTAACGTTTACATCGCCACGAATAAAGATTTTTTGACCCCTTACAAGACACTTATCTGAAGAACATTCTCCTTTCTTCTTGCAATAGATTACAATGGACTTGTCTAATCCGTTCTTATCAATACCTCTTTTTACATCGACTGGGAACATTATTTCTTTTTTGTTATCGGCTGAAATGCCAACCTTAGCATCATCAGTTATTGTTCCTATAAATTCAAGTGCTATCATATGTTTGATTGTTTAGTGAAATATTTGAATAAGTATGTACATTTCAGCTATGAATATTGCTGTCATTATACAACCGATAATAGTATCTTTATCACACTTCATAAGCTTGACCTCCAAAACTTTAATAGTTCTAAACCTGTGTAATATTTACGTTTTGTTGCTTTACGTATTCCACATTTTAGTAAACCTTCTTTTGTATAATTCAATATTGAGTTTCTGTGAACTCCCAATATCTTTGCAGCTTCCGTTATGCTGTAGCGTGATGTTGCATTTACTTCTGGTTCTACTGCGGTAATCATATTAATCTTCGTCTTCTTCGTTTAACAGTTCTGGATACTCTTCTTCCAAAGCATTTAATTCATTAACGAAGTCTTTTGCGGCTTCTTTTATCTTTTTGATTGCTTCAATATTTGAAAGGAGACGACCTGCTTCCATGTTAAAGTTTACTTCTGTTGCAAGGTTTGTTCCATAAAATGGTCGAGTTTCAGTTCCTCTTATTGTGAAATACTCTTCGCTTCGTTCAGTCTGTGCTTTCCATACCAATGCTAACATTGTATCTCTTTCTCCGTCAAGAGAAATTGATATATTGGCACCTTTATAAGTAGGGTCTACACATTCTACCTTCCAGTTAGTATCTTTCAGTATTGCAGAAACTCTCTGTGAACACTTTTCAAATATTTCATTTGATTTGTTCATCAACTCATTGCTTCTTTCAGTATTCATAATCTTTTTATTTAATTGGTTTAACTTATTGTGAGGTGCTGGCTTAGTCAAATGTACCTCTCATCTTTCTATATGCAAAGGTACTAATAAATCCGCATATATGCAAATATACTAATAGATATTTTATATATTTATAGTTAATAATACTAAATTTCCAGCATATATCATCAATATTATTTCTATTTTTGCAAGAAAAGACATGATAAACTTAGAACAAATTTTTTCACAGAAAGATGTTTCTGTGATTATCGGTGCTCTTAAGGAACGTTCAATATATGTTCCAAGTTGGGGTAAGCTAATTACCGAGTATGAACAAAGCCTACATGAAATTGTTACAGACAAAATTGGCAGACAGGACAAAGTTCTTTCTGGTGGTGTAGTGGAAAAGGCGGCAAGAATTCCAATAGGGCTGGAAAAACTTCTTACACGAAGAATTTCTGAATTTACATTAGCTATTCCGGTCAAGCGTATATACCATTATGATAGTAAAGATAAAACTCTTAAAGCGATAGCGGATGCTATAGAAAAAATCTATACAGTAGCCCATATTGATGCCGAAAATATGAAACGTGCTAAGTGTTTCTATGCTTCTTGTGAAATGTTCACTCTTTGGTATACACAACGCAAGAAAAATAGGCTTTACGGATTTGATAGTGAATACAAGCTTAAATGTAGAACATTTTCACCAATGGACGGTGTGAAGATATACCCTCTATTTGATGAATATGAAGATTTGTTGGCGCTTTCTTTTGAATATGAGAAGAAGGTGGCTGACACGACTATGACGTTCTTTGAGACCTTTACTGCTACAAGGCACTATAAATGGGAATTGTCCTCCGAAGATAAGGCTAAAGGATGGCAAATCATACAGAATGATGAGATTGCCATTGAGAAGATTCCTGCTGTATATTGGTATCGACATGAGCCATGTTGGGAAGGGTTAAAGCCTATACGTGAGAATATTGAGTATACTCTTTCACGTAATAGCGATGTGATAGCTTATAACTCTGCTCCTATCCTAAAGGTTGCCGGTTCTATAGTGGGAGAAGAACATAAAGGAGAAACAAGAAGGATATATCGTGTGACAGAGGAGGGTGATGTTAGTTATGTTTCTTGGCAACAGTCAATAGAAGCATTGAAGTACCACGTTGATACTCTGATTAAACTGTATTTTATGCAGTCGCAGATGCCTGACATTTCATTTGAGAATATGAAATCTTTAGGAGACATTGGCTATGATTCTCGTAAAACTCTTCTTATGGATGCACACCTAAAGATAGGGGAGGAGAAAGGAAAATGGATAGAAGGTTTTGAAAGAGAGACAAATGTCATAAAGGCTTTTCTTGCTAAAATGAATACTGCTTGGTCTAACCGGTTGGAGGAAATTTCCATTGAGCATGTTATTACTCCTTTCATACAGGAGGATGAAAACGCCGAGATTGAGAAATGGATGAAGGCAGATGGCAATAAGCCAATCATCAGCCAAAAGGAAGCCATACGACGTGCTAACCTTACAAACAATGCAGACGAAACATTTGAGGAGATCCAAAAAGAAGAACAAGCAGAGAGTGAGAGGTCTGCCCAATCAGTACCTAACTTATTTTCAGAAGAATGATAAAGAAGCAAGAAGTTATAATAAAACGCTTTTGTAGAGATTGTGCTCATGCTCGTGACTTTCACAGCATGAGCCTTCTCAATGAACCTATTTTGTGCAAGTGTGACTATCAGCGCTATAGTATGCTGCTTAATCATGACTCTTGCGATAACTTCAAAAGAAAAACGTAATGGCTAAGATTAAGACACCAAATCAGAAAAAAGCATACAGGGAACTTGCTAAACGGCTCAATAGATACACCAAGCGTATATTAGCTATATATGCTGTACTTGCCAATGAAGCTGCTAAGATGGCAATTTCCGCTGGATATGATGGCGATAAGGAGTTTTCTTTTGATAACTACCCTAAGACCAAACGTAAGGTTAATTCTCTGCTTGACTTCTATGCGGAGAATATGCAGACTGTTGTGTATAGTGGTATCACTGAAGAATGGGAGAACAGTAATACATTCCAGGATTTGCTTGTGCGTCGCGTTATTAAAGCTTACACAAAACGTATTGGTGACAAACGTGTAAAGAGATATTATGAACACAACAAATCTGCCAAGGAAGCTTTCAAGAAGCGTACTATCAATGGAATGAATCTATCGCAGCGTATATGGGATCAACGTGAAAATGTTAAGAAATCTCTCGAACGTGCTTTATCTACTGGTATAGAGAAAGGAATGAGTGCTGTTAATCTAAGCAAGCGTGTCAGCAAATATTTAAATGATTATCCGTCTCTTGCTAAGGACTATAAGAAGAAATATGGTAAAGCTGTAGACATACAGAGTTGTGAGTATCGAAGTGTTCGTCTTGCACGTAACGAGATTAATATGGCATATAGATCTGCAGAACAAGAACGTTGGAGAAGCCTTGACTTTATAAAGGGTTTTGAGATAAAAATGAGCGGTAGCCATCCAAAAGAGGATATGTGTGATGTTCTTGCTGGTATATATCCTTCTTCTTTTAGATGGTATGGATGGCATGTGAATTGCATGTGTTTCGCTATACCAATAATCATGTCGGAAAAAGAATATTGGAGTGATGGTCCGAAAGAATTATACACAGAAGTCCCTAACAAATTCAACAAGTGGATAGGGGATAATGTCGACAAGATAAAGGCGAATAAGAGTTTGCCGTATTTTTTGGAAGACAATGCTAATTTTATAGATAACGAGAGTCTGCGTTTTGTAGTACGCAGAAAAACTGAGTACATTAGATATAAAAATGACCCTTCCTATAAGGATGTAGAAATAAATTCTATTGGTGGATTTAAGGCTGTTCATGTGAGCCACAATACGCATAACTATTCAGTCAAGGATTTCTTTAATGGCACAATGGATGGTGACGATTTAGAGAATGAATTTATAAAAGTTGCTTTCTCTAATGGTCATAGCGTAATATTCTGTGAAGAGGGCAAAAAGGACAAATCTGGAAATCAAATGACAGCTCTTGATATGATTTTAGACGGTCGCTTGATGGACTTGGCGTCTATTACGAGCAGTTCACGTGACTACAGAAATCAACTACTGAACAAAAGTCGACAGCTAAAAAAATTCAATTCAAGGGAAGACATAACTACCGAATATCATGATGTGTGTCTTTACTTTCACGATTCTTCTTTGTTTGATGAAAAGAAACTTATTGATGGCTATCAGAGAATGTTAGGTGCTTTAAGAAGTAAAAATTCTTCGACTCCTTTGAAAAATGTATTATGTGCTATACTAAGTAAAGGGAAACTTGAGTTGAAAGAGTATAATTTTTAATAAAACACGAGGTATCGTAAAGAAGCAAGACGGGGGTAGACCATTAAGGTGTCCCTACCCTCATCTGATTTTGGACTTAGATTTCGCTTCTATTACGATGCCTTTATTTTGTTCATTATTAACTTGCCTTTTAAGAAGGGATTGAGGTCCGCCCGAATACTGCATCTATCGACCGACAAGTGAGAGGCTTGCCCAATCCCTATATCTTTATACCTTCACCTTACTACTGCAAAGGTAATCATTTTCCGCTGAAAATGCAATAAATCATCAATGAATTTTAATTGGTATAAAAGCTCTGGGTATTACTTTTTTGCCTTTTGTGGCTTCATAGTTTTGAGCTCATTTAATAAAGTAGGCAGTCGCTCATTATACCTGGTGGGAATAAGGCACCGAAAATTGCATCGGTGAGTGGCGTAAATCACGACTGCCTATAATTATGGTCGTAATGTAATCCTAACAAAGGTACCAATTTTTCCGCAATTCACCAAATTTTTAGGAAAGAAACAAAAATTATTTCTCTGTATATCAATTCGTTACTTATCTTTCTTTCCGAAATAACCAGAATTAAAAAGATATACTATACAAGCTCGTACAACCCATGAAAATCCAAGCATTCCTACAGATGCTATTAGACTCATTATAGCTGTCATAAGCGTTGGTAGTGTTGATGCAAAGGACGAATACTCGTCTGGCAATACGACAAACAGTATGACTACAATAGACAATAATGAAAGGACTATACCAAGTTTTGCTATTCTGCTTATCCAATCAGCTACTTCCATATTATCGTCAACAGATGGTTTTTGGTTACTTGTCTCTACCTTAATGTCACCTGACGGTAACATGCCTCCGGGCATATATTGATTGTTTCCCATTATGATGCGCCCGTCATGCCGTTAGCCCAGCTTTAGTTAGTACTTTAAAATACTAACGCATCAAGTCAGAAATTATTATGTTAAACCAATTATTTTTCTACACAACATTGAAATCAACACAATCATAGTCTCCATCATCAAGCACGATTTCACTATTTCGGTACATACGTTTTACCTCTTCCAAGGCATCGTGTGAAGATTCTGCATTTATCTCGACGATGCGGCTGAGTGTTTCCTTGATGTATATTTTATATCTATCCATATTTGTTGTTTGTTAAATGTACTTGTCTAATACGTTTTCAAGCTCGTTTCTGTTGCATTCTGGGAAGTTTTCGCACACAGTGTCTACTGCCCACATATAAGAGTTCGCTCCGTCGTTGAATAGAATCCAGAAACATTCCGTATACTTGTCAAAATTTCGTTGAATGTGATTTGTCTTGTACCATTCCATTGCTTCCGCATATGCTTCTTCAAGCTGTTCGCATGTTACCTTTTGGTAATTTCTAAATTCTATCATAGTTTCCTTTTTATCTCGTATAGCAATGCCGCCATTTGCTCTTTTGCTAAATACATTTGGTCTAATATGTCTTTTATGTGGTATGGTGCTCCGTTTGTTCCGTGACCATCTTTTCCTATCCATATTGATGTCTCGTAATCCACATCAAAGTTCTTTAGGTAGTTTTCCAGTTGAATTACAAATGATTGCAAGCTCTTTTCTTCGCATTGTATGGCAAACACAAAATCATGGGTTCCTATCATTTGTTCAAATTCAAAAGTCGTATTGTCAATGAAGACCTTCCAGCCACATAATTCGGCAATATTTTCTATTGTTTCATTCATAGTCTCTGATATTTAGCATTACTGGAAAACGTGGAACCATCGCATCGGTATATCCTTGATGCTGTATTGTAGCCTTCTTTCCTATTAACTTGTTTCTATCATTAAGATACTTGGCCCGAAGTTCCCTGGAGCCTGTAGGACGTGCGCAGAAGTTGAAGTTTTCCGCTTTAAGCAAGAATATAGCCGTACCCGCATCGTTACCTCCGGCTTCTAATACATCAACTACCTCAAACTCTGTTGTGTCAAACACTTTTAATTTCATTAGGTCATTGCTGCGTCCTTCTACATACCCGTGTCCTATGTTACGTACTATCGCTCCCTCATAACCTTGTTTAACAAACTTATCGTGTAGCTCCTTTATTTGTTCTTCAGAATGGCACTTATATGTCATTGAACGGTACACAGGCCATATAGTTTTGTCTGAGGGTATATCACATTGGAGGTTAACGAAACGTATTTCAAATCCTTGCTCCTTCACAGGCTTATCGTAGACAACCATTTTGAGCTTAGCAGTAAGTTCTGTTTTGCATTTTACTGCTGAACATATCTGCTGAAACGTTAGTTCATTGTGGTTGTATATCTCACCATCTAAAGGCAGGAGCTCTCGGTGGTGTTCAGCCCATTCTTTTATTTGTGGAACGTCGTATTCTTTCCCTCCTCTTGACATTAACCGTATACATCCATCATTATCCTCATAAAGAAGACACCTAACACCATCATACTTCGGTTGAACAAAGCACGGGAATTTAACATGTGCTTTGTCGTATTTAGTTGCGAGCATCGGTTTCATAACCAATCCTCCTCTTCATCATTGCCGTAATCACTAAATCCTTGATTTGGATCTGCTGTTGGCATGTCGTCTATGTATTCGCCACTCTCTGTTATTGATGGCCATTTAATATTAGGGTTGTCACCATACGGATATTTACCGTTTCCGAATGCTATTCCAATCCCTATTTGCCGAATGTATTCTGTCACATTGTCTGTGATGACCTTGTGGCCATCAGGACAAGTTATCTCGCCGCTATTGTCGTTATAATCCTTGTATGAATAGCCATTCATTTCAGCAAGCAATTCATAAAAATCCTTACCTCCGAACACTCCGTAGCCCTCATAGCAGTTCTCCTTCCACTTGTTACCTTTGTCGTCAACAAGGTAAACAGTATGTTCCTCGCCATTCACAATCCGATGGTGCGTGTCCATCGTAAACCAGCTGAACTGTCCCATAATCTAATCCTCCGACCAATCTAATAATATTTCGTCTTCAAACGCTCCCTTGAATGCATCTATAATATCATCTGTATAACCACAGATGCCGTTCCATTGAAGGTATTTGTTGAAAAGTTCTTTAGCACTCATGTTGTTAACATGTCCTTCTTTGCACTCTGCCTCTTCAATGAGGTATATTTTTAATTCTTCCTTAGTCATAGTTATTTGATTTTATCTTTGTCACAAAATAATGCATTACCTACTATATAGTCTTTTATGCCGGCTGCGTTAATAAGACACGTTGCTGTGGCATTGTATTGGAGATTTTGAAGTTTCCCTTCCTCATTACAAACGAGGAGCTTATCTCCAATATGAAGTATTTCTATATACCCATCAACAAACTCATTTAGTTCGTCAATCGAAAAATCCGTTCCATTGGCAGGGTCTACTTTTTTTTGTAGACCGTCTGCCATTATTATTACTGATTGCATATTAATACGTATCCTTCAATAGTTTTGTTGTACATTATTTTTCCTTCGTTTACCAACTGCTGAATCGCCTTGTGATAATCTTTCCAATGATACAATACATCACGCTCATTACATGCTTCTATTATGTATCGTTCCTCGTTATTGCCATGCTTAATAGCTTTGATTATTCTGATTTTGAATATGCTAACCTTGCTCATAATATTAGTAATTATAGATTGAACAACCTGTATTGATAATTCTCTTAGCGTTGTTTATTGTAACGGCCTCTGTCTTGAAGTCAATAAGAACTGATACGCAACCATCTATATCCTCAAACTTTTGAATAACGTGGTTTTTGTAAGTGATACATTTTATTTCTGACATAATCTTTAATTTTTTAATTGGTTCAACATACGTTCGTTAGTTACTTTTTTAAGTTGCTAACTACTCTCAGGTATTCCTTAACCTCGTCGTCAAAGATGCGGCGTCCTTCGTTGCCATGCATGCCTTGAAGGAACTTCCTTGTTTTCTCTATCTCTACTCTTGTAAATCTCATAATCTTTAATTTTTAATTGGTTCAACATGTAGGTAGCTGGCTTAGTCAAATGTACCTCTCATCTTTCTATATGCAAAGGTACTAATAAATCCGCATATATGCAAATATACTAATAGATATTTTAGTTAAAAATACTAAACAATTCATTGACTTTCAATAAGTTAGAAGAGTCGGTGTTATCACAACACTAACTCTTCTTCATACTAAATTATAAGAAATCAAGCAATAATTTTTCGTCTGGTACATTATGCAGCCATTCTTCGCATTTCTCAACAACGCCTGTCGCTGCATCTGGTGCATCGTCATGGGAGTTATATCCCTCTTTGCGATATGCCTTCATATCATGTGCAAACTCTGGCCATAACTGTTCCCAATTAGAAGGAAACACAAGCTTATTGTTGACCTCGTTTGAGCGTGTGAAGATACGTATCTGTTTGTTTTTTGATTGGGTGAACGTAACAAACCGGGTCTTTCTATTTCCATATTCTTTTGTCAACCGTTCTACATTTCGAGCATATGAACGTCCACCGTTATTGCTTTCGACAAAACATATGTCGGTCTTATTCCGTTTTAGCATGTTTGCTTGAGCTGGCTCCGTAAACTCCATAGGACGTTTGGTGTACATTACGTCAGTAACATAGTAGCCATCATCGTGTGCGTCAAAGCAAATAGAGCAAAGGAAATCAAATCCTGTGTCTGCAGAGTCTGTATAGTTGCCGAGCATACGTGCTTTTCTTCTGTCTGGCAATGTATCGTATGTTCTGAAAGTATGATACATAAGTCCCTCCATAGGTGTAGGATTCTGCATATACTGCGTTTCGAACACAAACTCACTTGCGTGTTTGATTTTATAAAGTTCTTCAAGTGTGTGCTTGAACGGCCACAAGGCGTGTTCTGTTCCATCTTCGTCACGCTGTATAACAGGCAAAGAAACTACAGTCCAATCGTTAGGTTCAATTTCTTGCAAATAGCCGCATAGGTCATGCTCATGCAATCGCTGCATAATTATGATAATTGGAGTCTTACGTGAATTCACACGGTTTCTTATGGTGGTCTCAAATCGTCTGTTGATAGACTCTCTTACATTGTCAGATAAAGCATCATCTGGGCGTAAAGGGTCGTCAATCACAATAGCACCCGAAAAATGATCCGGATTGAATTGTGCTGTAAATTCATCAATGTTTTTTATTTCTTCTTCTGTCATTTCTGCTTGACCAGCACCAAAACCAGTAATCTGTCCAAGCGTAGAAGTAGCGTATTCACCACCGCCAGCTGTTGTACTCCACTTAGCACGTGTATTGTCATTCTTTCTTATTTGAACTTCGGGGAAAAGTGTTTGAAAATAAGTAGATGTGATGGTATCTTTTACTGCCATTGAGTTATCCTGCACCAAACCTCCTGAGTATGATATATGCAAGAATTTTGATGCTGGATTTAGGGCAAGTCCATATGCTATAAACATCTGGGAACAGAGTAGAGTCTTACCATATCGCGGAGATATGTTTATTATAAGCTTTTTGGTTTTCCCTTTAATGACGTCCATCAGTGCATTGCATATAATCCTATGATGTTCGCCTACAACATACTCTCGACGAGCTGTGTAGGCGAACATCTTAGTGGTGAACTGCAATAGCGAAGATGCTAAGAGCTGTCTGTGAAGAAATCGCTGCTTATCAAAGTCCATTTATATTTTTCAATTCATTAATGTCGTCCAATGATAATTTGGGGAATTTAAAGTCTTCTCCGTCTTTTCCGGTAACCTCCTGTATGTGTTTGTCGGCAAGTCCATTCAATCTGGCAACAATGTTGCTGTCGAATTGATGTATTAATGCTCCGTCAAGCTGCTGCGATGCTACAACATTCTCAATCTGCATGATAACTGCTTCGAAACCTTTCCGTTTCATGTTACCTCTTTTGAAGTCTGCCCATTTCTGAACAATACCGCAAAATGCACAGAAACCATATAATGTGTATGCTCTTGGCATAACACGTACTTCCTGGTGCATGGAATTACTCTGCTTGTCTTTGCTACTGGCAATAGAGTTACTTCCGCTCTTTATCTGCCAAGGATTACTTTCTACATCATCACAGTAATCCTTGAACTTATTCCACAACTCAGTGGCAGACTTTATTTTGAAAGGCCTGCCAACTGGATTTGGTATCTTATGAACGAAAGACTTTACTTTCTGCTGTGATGTGTTATCTGTCATGATTTCTTTATTTTAACAAGTTTTCCACATTTTGAACAATGATATTCCCAATACTCAGAAGGTTTTGCTTGCATTTCTTTCTCAAGTTCATTGGCGTCTTGTTTGAACTTTGCGTCTTTTTGTTCTTCTGTTATAACTTTCTTCTCAGCTTTCTTTGAAGGAAGATTAGCGTCTTCCTTTGATGCAACAATAGGCTTTTGAGGTTTGGGCTTCTCGTTCATTCCAAGCATAGAAAGAATGTTATCGTCAAAACAATACTGTAGTGACTGCGGAGATTCCAAATAGGAAAGTTCCTTGCGAAGCTTCTTTTCGTTCCACTTTGCGAACTCTGAGGTCTTGTTGTCAGCAATACGATATTGCTGTATCTGCTCTTCTGTGAGATAGTCGGTTCTCAAACATGGAACTTTGTCAATACCTAATAATGATGCTGCTTTTAACAAGGCATTTCCTGCCACTACAACATTATTCGTGTCAATAATGATAGGCTGCTGAAACCCGAAATCCTCCAATGATTTCTTAATCATTTCAACAACAGAATCATCTGTCTTGTGTGAACCATCGTATGGCTTAACATCTTTGATGGCAAGAAATATAATTTTTGTATTTATTCTTACGTCGCTCATAATTAATCTTCTATGTCAATTACTTCTATGTTACCACAATAAGGACAAACAACCTTCATAAAATGGCTTCCGTCCTCGCGAGTTTGAAGGACAAATAACTTATCAGCTGGATCAAGTTCTTCGTCTGTTATCGTTCCAGCAGACTCTCCCTCGTCTCCTTCCGAATGATATGACTCCGTATCTTCCGTATTATAATCGCCCTTTTCGTAGTCAGTTTCAACAGTCTCCTCGTAATCATTGGAGAAGCCTCCCATTTCGTCAGCTTTCTGATTAATTGAATTGATGTCAAAATTGAGCATTTGGTCAATGTCCTCGAAGAAAAAAGCCTGCATTTCTGTAGGAACTTCCATATTTCTGAGTTCTTCCAAAAGCTCGTTTTCGTCAAACTCTGACTTTTCGGCAAGTTTATTGTCGGCTATACGGAATTTCTTGGCTTTTTCATCGTCCATGTCGGAATAAATGACAGGAACAAATTCCAAACCGAGCTGATATGCTGCTACATAACGTGTATGACCACAGATGATAACACCCTTCTGGTCACAAATAATAGGCTTGATAAAGCCAAACTTTTTGAAACTCTCCTTTACTGGCTCTATAGCATCAGTATTGTCACGAGGATTATCGTAATAAGGAAAGATGTCATTTAATTTAACTGATTGTATTTTCATTTCTTGTTATGTTTAATTTCTACACCGCTACGTGCTATACGCTTCTCGTCTACGACCTTTTCTACGGCTGCTGAGTACTTATATTTTTTGAATACTTTGGCAAATCCGGTAATGTATTTTAGTTTTACAAGCTCCTTCATTTCAAAGCCGAGTTCATCGCAGATTTTACGCTCAGGTACTCCATCACGTAACATGTTAAAGAGTATGTTAGCCATACCATCAACGGAATGACTTCCTCGCGCTCGATTGTGTCTTACGGTTGATGCCATTCGCTGGTCAATATCCTTGTCAATAACAACTATTGGCAAACGACCGTGGCATCGTTCCGCTATATCCTTGAACTTGCGTATAACGAGGTTTCGGTGGAATCCGTCTACAATTACATACTTCTTTAAGTTCTCATCCCAAATGGTTACTATAGGCATTGTATAACCGTCCTCGCGCACCGATGTGTACAAGAGACGCATTTCTTTGTCTGCTACGGAATTTGGGTTGTAGTTGTTTGCTACAATATCTTCCATGGGAATCCAAAGAACACGTTCTACCGGGTTCGCTTTCTCTGGAGAGAAAGAATAAAGTATCTCTCTTACTTGGTTCAGAAAGGCAAATTTATCTGGAGCCTTATCAAACTCTTGCTTTAAAATGTCTTTTAATTCCATTATTTTTTCTTTTTAGATTCGATTTCTGCTAATTTTATATCCTTATAATGGTCATTGTAGTATTGTAGCATAGTGCGGTCTACATTACGAAAACGGCTTCCTACGAAATCTTCTGCAATAATGCAAACACATCCATACCATCCTACAAATTCTTCTGTGAACTTAATTCCTTCTTGATATGTTCCCATCTTTTCCAGCCATTTGTCACGGACTTTACGATACATTCTTACTATCTTTTGTCCGTTCTCTTTCTTCTCGGAAATATTTTCAGCAAGATAAGACACATACTCGTCCCAATCCTTGAAATAAGGAGGAAGATGATCACACCAGTAAATCAAACTATTATGGGCTTGCACCACTGAATTCAAGTTCAAAACACGCTTTTGGAGTTTGTTGTAGAACTTTGGGTCTACCTCTTTTATGAACTGAACATCATGTATGGCATTTTCATGGATAAGTGAGCTGACACGACAAGCTTTCAATGGTTTCTGCGTGAACTCATAATTGTAAAGTTTGTTATATGGTATTTTCTTACTGAAGATATAATACCACACATCATTGACTTTCCAATCCCATATTGGATAAAGTACCATACTTCGAGGTGTTCCATCCTTGTAGTAACCACCTCCACCTCCCCATGTTATGTCATTGTAGACATTACCATGTGTCAGTCCTGATAGACGTGCAGGAGATTCCTCTATTCTTACACCACCAATGCTTACGAAGCTCTTTCCGAAGAGCGTTTTCTGTACGCATGAAAGTGTGTGTGTAAAGTATTGGTGAACCTTTAAGTCCAGGTTTGCATAAGGGTTGTTGGGTTCTTTTTCTCTACACCAATCTTCTCCTGGTCCCCACACGTTGAACCAATCTCCTTTCGAAGCATTCCATTCTTGGAAGAAGGATTGTACCCAATATGGCTCAACCCATGGAAGATTCATAATGTATCTAATGTACTCTACAGTCATTGGTGTTTCGGCTTCTTGGTCAAGGAATAGAACCGGTATTTTATCTATTCCCATCTCATCCATGATTTCCTTCACCAAGTACAAACATACAGTAGAATCTTTTCCTCCAGAAATTGTTACCACGATGGGTCTTTTACCGTAAAACTCATTGAAGATGTATCTGAATCTATCAAGAGCGGCCTCGTATACATTTTTTTCTCCGTAGAATATCATTTCTTTCTGTTTTTTAGTAAAACCTTGTCACTTGAGTTTTCAAAATGCGTATCAAGGTAATCTTTTAGTTTACCCATCATTTCTATGTTATTATGCCCTCGTGCCGCATTGTGCATAATTGTAGCGTATCTTAGTTTCTCTTCGTTGAAGTCTACGAAACATACTGGAACTAATTCGTAACCTATAACACAAGCTGCACGATAACGATTCTCTCCATCTACGATTTGCATTGTAGGACGGTTAACAACTATTGGTTGTGTGAAACCGAAATATAACAGGGACTTTATCAACAAATCAAAGCTGTCTGCATCATGAGTATTTGGATTGTAGTCATTTGGATAAATATCATCAACATTAACGTATTCAATATGCAATGGCTTGATCTGTTCTACTTCTATATTGTCTTTCGCCAGTTTTAAGGCGAGACTGTCTTTAGAGCTTTTTGTATTCATCGAGAAATTCTTTATTGACTATTTCCTTCACCCAATCTTTACTTGACTTTGCTAAGTAAGGATTTTTAAACTCTTCTTCCCAATCAACTTTTTCAACTTCAAGTTGGTTATCGTAGGTTTGACTATATCTTTGTATTCCTCCTACTGAACCGGGATTTCCAAATGTGCTTCTATAAGCGCCAAAATGCTGTATAAGTCCTGGTACTATAGCATACAGAACAGTATCTTTTGCTTGCAAATAGGCTTTTAAGCGTGAGTCGTCATACCTTGTCTGGTCGTCAGTCATTTTGTTAGATAATTCAACAAAGTCTTTAGCCAAATCATTAGGGTAGACACTTGCTTGCAACCAAAAGTTTGTCTTCGTTGATATTACATGCTTGCCTTTTTTAAAGCAGTCTGTATAATCACCATTCGTTGGATTGTAAAAACTTATAACATTGTTTTCTGGAGCTTTTGAAAGAATATAGAGTATCTTCTCCAAGATATTACGGTCAAAAGAGATATCGTCATGAATAATCATGCGATGTGTTCCTTCTGCTACATCTTGTGTCAAAGCACGTGAATAGTTGTCCCAAAGTCCCAAACCTCTATCCATAGAAATACTAACCTCTATGCCTAAAGGTTTTGCACTGGTTTCTATTAGTTTCTTTAGGTATTTTCCTTCACGTTCACGCTTTGGAACATTAAGGATTATGATTTGTGATAACTTAATCATAGGCTTTATTTTTTAATTGTCCATTCTCCTCCTCGTTTTGCGATACGGTTAATTGCTACTGCAAGTCTGTTGCGATTCATGTCGCTTCCATAGAAAACCTTTCCGGCTTCATAAGCTGCTTCTGCAACGAGACCCTGCCCAAGGAAAAAGTCAGTAATAGCATTAATAGGAACTTCTTTACAGATTTTAAATACAGCATCCCATTCGTCCATTCCCTCAAGTCCCCAATCTTCTGGCTGTTTTGAGCCTTGGATTATCCAACATTCATTTTTCTTACTGTGATAATAAGTATTGTTATATACTTTGACATTAGGGAACAAAGACTCAACCATTGGTAGAATCTGGTTTTTGTTGCGGGCAAAACACTCTACGAATATACGTTCTGGTTTAATTTGTTCTATACAGCTTTTTATGTATGTAACGAACTCGTCAAAACTCTGAACCGGGCATGCTTTTTCTGCTTTTGTATAATATGCCTTTAAGACACCTTTGTTGCCGGCTGGATCAATGAATACGCAATCAGCCTTTTTGGAGAAATCTGGCAATCCATTAGTAATATCTGCAATCGTAATCTTGCTTCCATTACCTAAACAATAGATTTCTCCTTCAGCTATTGGGTATTTATCAATACTGCCGTCATACCTTAAACCTTTCTGTTTCATAGTCGTTTACAATTATATAGTTGTGGTATTCTGAAATACTGTTTTCGCCAAAAAGATGTGCAAGAACTTTTTTCGAGTAAATGTTGTGACGAAACTCAACTTTACATTTTTCATATGTTACGGGATGGTAGTCCTCCTTGTAGAACATGAGAAATTTCTTCGCCTTGCTCTTAGAGATAGCTATCAACGCATATCCAGACAGATATGACGGTGAACCAAACAAAGCTACTATATTATCGAATTTCTTGCTATCAATATTATGTCCTGTGAAAGGACTATTAATCAATTTATCAGAAAATTCAGGATGCTTCGCTTTGAATTGTGATAACATTCCTATACTTGGGTCAATGCCAAGATAGTCATTTGGAGAAACATTATGAATCTCCGTTAGCAATCCAGTACCACAACCAATGTCTAATATTGAACCGCTAAGAGGTGGAAGCATATCTCCCACCTCGCGATTCTCAACTAAACTCCTTTCATCACGAAAGATGTTGTCGTACTTGTCTGCTATTTCATCATACTGAGAATAAGTCATTTTGTATTGTTGGCTGTTGCCATATTAGTTTCTTACTTGATATTGTTATATATTTTTTGTGATTATACATATTACAATTAGGAAACATCGATTTTAATTGTTCCCTGTCGTATTTAAAATGATGCATGTCCTTGAACTCTTCTGGTTCATATTCTTCTCTATAGAACATCAAACAATAGTCAAGACCGCTCTCTCCCAATTTTTTCAAATACTGATGCATGAAATATGATGCTGTTCCAAAGAGAGCTATAACAACGCTGTCAGCTGACAACCATCGATTTATTGACTCTTCGAATGAGTTGTTAGAACATCTACGGTAGAAACCGCTTGTGTTCGCTCTGAATTGTGCTATTGCTTTTTTACTTGGGTCTATGCCATAATACAATTCTGGTTTAATTGTTGAGAATTTTACGAAATCTCCATTTCCTATCCCTGCCTCGAATATTTTTCTGTCCTTGAATGAGAAAATGATTGTTTTAGCCATCATATCCATTTCTTGGTTAGAATATATACGTGGTATAGGCCATTCGAGAAAGTCAAACTCTTTGAATACTTTTTGACGGTTTAGAATCCATGTTGTTTCAAATGGATCTCCCATTGTCCAGTATTTATAACCATCAAGGTATAGATACGGGAAATTATATTTTCCCCACCGTTCATGTACTCCAAGTTCACGCTGTGCGCTCACAAAGTAGTAAAACTCTTCTCTGGTCAAATCGCATTTGTCACGATGTATGTACTCATGAGGTATTTCAATCATTGATTGTGCCCACCACCATTTACATCTTTTGACGTATTCGCGAAGTTTTTCGTAATCGTATATCATTTCAGTCGCAAAAATAAGTATTATTAATTATATATGCAATAGTATATGCTGATAATTAACTATAAATTAACTCACTGTTAACAATATATAACAACAAGAGGTTGCTTTTGTTGCTTTCTTTCAGAGGAATCTCTGTGGATTCCAAAACATTTTGGATTTGTTGAAAGTTTTTCTTTTTTCTGTTTCATAATCTTTAATTTTAATTGGTTTATTAATAGTTGGTTGGATTAGTCAACCTTACTATTTGCATATACAAAGATACTAAATATCTTACATATATGCAAATATAACAAAGTATATTTTAGTTAAAAATACCAACTAACTACACGGCGTTTGCGAGGTTGAGATTTACATTTTTTATTTGCCACATATTGTTTTTCAGCAATGCTATAATTTTATCATGGTATTGTGAATTTTGGTTGTGTTTACCACGGCTCTGAACAATAGAGAAAGTTCTAAGGTCTATTTCTATTGTCTCTATTCGTTCACCGTTTATTTTTGCCGACAATATAAGACACATTGGCTTTTTTATAACATCGTAATATCTATTTGAAAAAACACAATGACACATTTCTTTTCCTTCTTCGAAAAATTCCTCTATTGATTGAAGAGCTTTAATGTGTATAGTTCCGTCAGTAATATCAATTCCAAAGTATGAATTTCTCTTTTGGCTATATGTTTTCGAAAGAGACTTTGCTTCTTCCTTCTGCTTTTTTAGTATAAGTTCTTGTTCTTCAATACGTCTTAACTCTTGTCTTTCTTCTGATATTTGACGAAGCTTTGACATTTTTTCTGACATTCGTTCCCTTCTACGAGAAGCGGCTTGCATCCATTTATCATGAGAGGTTTTTAAATCTGGCGGACATACAAGTATTGGATTGTGCAAGTCCTTCCCGAGATAATAAAGATTGTCTATCATATCCCACCATTCCGGGGTTATATTGTATTTATATCGCATGGCTATTTTAATAGCAGCGGTTTTTTCTGTGTTGAATATAAATCCTTTAATCCTGGACATTTCCCAAACTTTCGGGTGCTTTCGTAAAAGTGTTTCATTATATTGACTCGCATTTATCGTTCGCATCAATATGTCTGTATCTACATCTTTTCTGTCACGCATAATGTATTTATAACACTTCTGTACTTTAGCGTAATAAATTCCCTGCCATCCGCACGTATCTCGTGGATCGCCTAAATATGAACAGTACTCTCGCTTAACTGTCATAGGAGCAAACGGTATAAAAGCATCGTTAATGTAGCCCATTCTACGAGGTTTGGCAAGAAATACATATTTGCCGTTTTTTAACCAGTGTTGGAAACATTCCACAAAATGTGTATACTTGGGCTTGTGATATGATACTTTTGTATACATCATAAAGAAACGTATGACCTGCCACCCTTTATATGTAGTAACTACAAGGAAAGAACTTACTGTCATACGTGAACTTCTTTTGTAGGCGTCTTCTATTGATATGAAGTTGTTCTTTGCCCAATTTTCTTGCTTAGGTGATAACTGTGGAAGTTTTGGCGATAAAGCCACCACTTCTTTTTCTACTTTGTTCTTAGGTTTCATGTTGCTTACAAATTTAGAAATCAAACAGATTTAATTGACCGGCATCTTTTTCTTCTTGTTTTTTTGCTTGCAACTTCTTCTCTGCTTTTTCTTTGGCTATTTTGTCTTTTGCTTCTATGTTTGCCAAAACTTTAGCTTTATACTCTTCTTCTGCTTTCCTTTCGAGTTCTTCTTTTGTATGGTCTGATAAGTTGACGATAACAGAAAACGCTGTGGCTTTAGGTATGTCTTTAATTTCTTCGTCATAATAATGAATGGCCATACTAAAGATTTCGTCGTCAGCAAAACCATTACACCCTGATTTATTAACTTGTGATATTATATAATCACAACATTCGTCTATAGACTTATTGGCTTTTTTGTATCTTGCTGCGAACAAATCGTCATTAGCAGCACGATGATCAAGATAACCCTTTATCACCTTCTTAAATGTTTCCGTTCCTTTTACCATGATTATAAGTTTAATGCGTTTTGTACTCTTTCCTTTTCTTCACTTGTTAGGTTCTCCCAATTTATCTTGCGATAACGGCCTTCAACCAAAAGATGTATAACTGCAGTAAATCCTATCTTCCTGTTTTCTGTTACAGATATAGAGACTGCTTTTGCTTCTTTATACGTCTTTCTTCCTTGAACCCTAACAGGTTTACTAAGGTCTGTTTCGTATGGTTTTAGAGTTGTTACATTGAACCTCTCTGCTAACATTTTAGATGTATATATCATGTTTTTATTTTTTGTTTGTCTTTTTGGGTAAGCTCCAACCTCGTTCTTTGGCTACTTCTTGGTTGAACATCATCCACACTTTTTCATCCTTGAACTCAAAATGCATAGTCCCCTTTTTGTATGCTTTACATCGGAAGAATCCCCAATCAAACCAACTGCCCCATGCTAATTGGTGTTCACTTACAAAGAGGCTTATGCTTTCCATGTTGTTATAATCTACGCCAGTTAGAAAACATAATGCTTTGCATATATCTTCTATTTTGTCTTTATTACCTCCTATTCTTAACTTCACAAAAGGACTCGGCCAACGTGTGTCGTATTCAGTAATGCAAGACACGATGTATTTTCTGTTAACCATGTAGTTCGCATTAGTTTTCCAAGTTTCACCTGCTGTACTGTTTTCTGCCGACAAGGAACATATAAGGTCGAATGCTTCTGATAGAGCTGTTCTCATGCGGGATTCTGTTGTCTGTACAACCATATTCAACAATCGATAGACATTCGTCATTGTAAAAGGCACATTGCTTTGCTTCTCTACAAAACGGTTTATTTGTTGATGAAGTTTAGATGTTGCAAACTTCTCCATATTCAACTTTCTGAAAATAACATTCCAGTAGTATTTTTGCAACTCTTTTTTATATTGTTCTCTTGTTACTGTGGTAGAACGGTCTTCTGAGTTGACGGCAGTAAAATATATAGGCAAGCAATATTTCTCTACCTTTGCTATTTCGTTTATCTGATTTGACGCTTCCATTACGCTATTAAAAAGCTTGACAGCAGAAATGTATCGATTTACCAAATCACGCACAACATTATATGGCATCAAGCCTTCTTTGGTGTTCTGATTCGCGACATCTTCATCTTCTTGCGAAAAGAAGTATCCGGAAAACTCATCTTCGCCATCTGCTTGTTTATAGAGCTTTACAAGCGACACATTTACATGTGTTTTACGCTCTGACGTGCTGAATACGTCTCCCAAAAATTCGGAGCAACCATACAATTTGACTATCTCTTGCAATTTACGGTACTCTCTGTAACAAGTAGCATTGACATTTGTACTGTTACACAAGGCGATTATTGTGCATCCAGACGGAGCTATCTCCCAAGCGTGCATAATATGCTCCGTTCCTTGGCTGAATGGAGGATTCATTACTATGAGGTCAACATGACTTACTTGTTCAGCTGTTAGTTTAAGAAAATCGTTACCAATGAGCGGACAAACTCCATCAAGCAATTTTCGTAGATGTGGGTCATTTTCACAAGCAACAACATTGCAACTGCCATTTCGCTGTAGCCATTTGACAATATTGCCGCTACCAGCAGAAGGTTCTAATACGGTCTTGCCTACATAATCTTCCCCTAACATCATTTGCTCTATAACCTCATTTGGTGTAGGGTAAAAATCGGGATTGTTTGAAAATAAGTTCATATGTATGTTTATATAATACCGTTATATGTTATTTATCACAGAAGCTTCCTGTTTAATCTTCGTCCTCTAAGTCTTCTTCTATGACAAGATATCTTTTGTTGTCGCAATCCTTTTTTGTCATATTTACCATGCCACCTGCGATTCCTTTGTCTATTACGAGGTCGCAATGTGCAAGCTGATTGTCAAGAAGATTGTGTGCTACAATAGCATTACGCTGCGGCAGTTCTTCTGACTGCCATGCGTTGGCTATCCTAACAGCTGCGTCTCTGGGTATTTGTAGAGTTACTTTGTTTTTGGTTATATTGCCGTTGCAAACAGTTGCTATTTCTATGATTATTGATGCTGTGCCCATATTGTTTATGTTTTTAGATTTAACAATGCTCTTAGCTTTATAGATATTGAGTTTATTCATTCAAAAGACTGTTGATAAGTTCTTCTTTGGTCGCGAATATCTCGCTCATGTATATTGCTTCCTTGCGTCCGTCAATACTAATAACAACAGTATTGCCGTGTATGGCGTTATGAACCAAAGCTCTAACTTTATCAAATTCCTGTGATTTCAGCATCAACACATCTTGAAAGATTCCTGCTTTTTTTGAACAGAAGGAATAGACCTTTTCAATAAGGTCTTTGCAACGGTAATCCAAATAGAATTTGTCTTTTTGTTCGCTTATAGACAAAGACATATACAGTATTGTTCCGCTTGCTATCTTGTTATCTCGCATTGTGTAGACGGTCTGTCCAACACGGAAGTTGCTTGCGAGTATTGTTGCTGAGTTCTTAACTGCCTTCATGCCGCTGTCGTCAAAATTAAAAGTGGCATAGAGCTGCTGTCCCTCCATAAGTGCCTTAATCATTCTTTCCGTGCGCTCGTCCTTGGTGGCTTCTCGTTCCGTCTCGATACCGTCTTCATCCAACTCGGTAACATATTCGTCGAAGTAATATTCATCTTTATTGCAGATGAACAAGCCAAGCTCTTGAGCCTTGATAACGTCGTTTGCTGTTGTTACCTCGAAACCGATAACGTTTGAATTTTCGAAATAAATAGTTTTCATATTCGTGTATTTAATGAATAATAATGTTTTAGGGTTGTATTTTAGCTCTACTCTCTATCTCCCTACGGTCGTACATAGTAAATTTCATAGCCTTGCAATCTCCTGCGTATCGAGGTACAGGCGCGAAGTAAACGTTAAAATAGAGGTCTACTTTGATACAAGATGTTAAGTCGTAATTATCAAGTATCTCCTGGGCTTCGGCAAATACCTCTTCGAGAGTCTTGCTCTTGAGTTTTTGGGTTGTACTATAGTTTCTGTAACTAAAGCCCATCCATGCGCATTGCTTCATACGTTCATTTTCTTGTACTGCTTCATTCTGCCTTTTAGCAAACATGATGGCTGATTGCTCGTCTGCATAGTAGTTAACTCTAACACCTGTCTCGGCATTGATAATGCTGTATATAGTACAACCGCATTCGGTTTCTTTTTTTACGATGTACTTTTCCATATGCAAATAATTTTAGTTAGTCCCGTGTCGTGGACTCGAACCACATGAAAGCCTATCTTTGCACGGATAGCCGACTGTTCGAAGTTGTCATCTTCTCTTAACGTTGTCTTCAACGTGCCGTATGCTGTACGACACACAGGCTTTTGCGATTAATGCTAACGCCTTATAATTTAACGTCCTTACTAAGGTTTGACGGTGGATATTAAGCACTCCTTTCTGTGCTGTTTGCTCATGCGTTAGCAAACCAAACGACAAGTTACAGTCCTTGCGACTGTGTTTAGAGTAACACCTCTCGATTTCGCTTTCAGTCGTTTTAGGCGGATGGCTCAAAGGAATCTCTAACGAAAATCAGTACCGCATTCTACATGTAGTGTTGTTCCGTGCCGGGTCTCGAACCCGATGTGCGCCTTATCGCTCACGGATGATAGATTATGCGTCCTCTACTTGTGCTAACTCACATTGAACAAAAGCATTTGTCTTGTCCCTCGGATACCACACACGAGGGAGTACTGGGTTTTCGAAGAATTCATTCTTGATAAGATGACGATCGCAATCTTCCTTCGTCATTGGTAATGACCTCATACATTCCTCGTATCCGTGAGGCGCATCACTTTTGTAATATACTATTATGTACTTCTTCATAATTGTATGTTTTTAGAATATGTGTATTGCTGTTTCTCTCTCAATAGTCTTAACATCATTGTTATATTGATGTTATCATCTTAATCTTCGTGTTATATTTTTTTTCATTTCTTCTTTAACGACATTGACTTCATTAAAGAAAGATACTAACTGCTCTCTTATACTTGTTAGTAAAGCGTTGTCGGCAATAAGATAGCCTAACTCTTTATAGAAATTGGCTTCACTACCAATCTCATTTCCTGCAAGTAGTTCAAAACTTCCTGTTGTTCTAACATTGGTTGTGAAAGATTCCTCTCCATGTCTTCTCTTTGAGATCCACACTAAATCCAAAACCTTGTGTTTGTCTCCTCCAAGACTAATGGTAGTTCCTGCTCCGGCAAAAAGAATATCAACTGACTCAACTTTCCAATTGGTTTTAGACATAATGGAAGATATTTTCTTCAAATAATTATCAAATATAACATCCATTTTATTCTTCGGTTCTTCCATTTTGATGTTTTTTGTTTCTTCCATAATCTTTAATTTTTTAATTGGTTCAACATATAGGTAGCTGGCTTAGTCAACCTTACTACTTTATTTCTATATGCAAAGGTACTAATAAATCCGCATATATACAAATATACTAATAGATATTTTAGTTAAAAATACTAAAACAAACCTTCGTAAACCTCTGATTATCAGAATGGTGCATCTTCCTCTATGGATTCATTTTCATCTGTTAATGGTGATATATTTGAGAATACATCTGACACATAGAAATTGGTGGTTTTTTTGTCAAAGCCAAGGAAAAACTTGAAAGTTCCTATGTTTCGTCCTTTTGCTACATCTATCATAGCTGTACCTTCTATCGGATATTCTTCTCTATTGTCATATGGGGCAGGGTAGCTTCTATTATAATATTCGGGACGATATATAAGCATTACTACATCAGCTGCCTCTCCGATCTGTCCACTATCACGTAGACGGTTTAGGTTAGGCTCTGGGTTGTTACTGTCACGCGACAACTGACTTAGTGCTATTATCCATATTCCAAGTTCTTTTGCAAGGTTTTTAAATCGGCGTGAGGCATCACCCATAGCTTGCTCTCTGCTGAAACTTGTACTCTTGGAGTTGACATTAAGAATTTGGAGATAATCAACTACTGCTCCATCAATATCATGCTTTAGTTTCATCATTCTTATAGACATAAGAATTGAGTCAATATTTGACGTGCTTTTATCGTCGAAGAACAAATTCTTTCCAGGAAGTGAGCCTCTTGCTGCATCTATGATTTTCAACTCTTCAGAAGATATATTTCCAGAGTAGAGTATTGTATTAGCAGGAATGTTGGTCTTCACAGAAACCATACGTGCAGCAAGCTGTTCCTTTGTCATTTCCATAGAATAGAAAGCTACCTTAGCATTGTTCTCTATTGCGTGTCTTGTTATCGTCAATGCGAGAGAACTCTTACCCATAGATGTTTCCCCGGCTACAATTATCAAGTCAGACTTTTGTAATCCACCTTTAGCGTCAAATGGTGCAAATCCAGTTTTTGTACCAGTAGTTACACTTCCATGCTTCATGTTTTGTGTTATGATACCATTTAAGCTATTCAGTGAATCATCAAGAGTGAAAACGCCCTCTGCTTGCTCAAAAACACCATTTATTCCATCAATAGCTTGCTGGTGCGCTTCTGCGGTAGAAACCTCTTCAGAAAGTCCAACGCTTGATAATTTTTGCCCTATCAACCATAACTTACGTCTTCTGCTTAATTCAACAAGTCGTAAAATGTGATATTCCATTCCGACCGTAGAAGCCACCTTTGCTGAAATATTAACAAGGTCTATTGCTGATATGTCTTCTTTTGCTTTTGATAACTCTGCGGTAACAGTAATTATGTCTATAGGCGTTCCGTTTTTGCCCATTATGTCTATAGCTTTCCATATACTCTTGCACTTCTGATTGTAAAAACAATCTTCTGTCAAATGCTGACTTGCTATTGTATAGGCTGTCTGATCCATAAGTAAACAGCCAATAACAAAGTTTTCTTCTTCAGCATCATTTATGAGTTGTACACTTTTGCTTTCTGTGTTCATCTAAAAGATTCCTCCTTAAAACTGATTATTTGAAACATTTCCTTCATTCTGTCTGTTACACGTTCACTTTCGTATTTGTTACAGAGGTCGCTTGCACTAAAGTTCGATGAAATGAAAGTTGGCAATAGCATGTCGTAACGATATTCGAGCACATCGATGTATGGATATATGAAGTTTCCATAATCGGCTATTTCAACAGGCTCTGCACCCAAATCATCGATAAAAAGATACTTAGTGTTCTTGATAACATTAAACGCTTTTCTATCGCGTGACAGTTCTGCAAGTTCTCTTGCTGTTAGGAACGTTGGGTATTTATCTCCTTCACAGTAAACAATCATATCATAGTCTATCAAGTATACAAACAAGTCCTTGATTGCTCGCATCATGGTAGTTTTGCCATTACCTACAGTTCCTGGAATGAAGAGTCCATAGAAATTATCTTCAATCGTGAGAAAGTCTCCAATACGAGAAATGTTATTTCGTAGTTCTTCTGTAAAACGAAACACATTTTTCCTTACTTCGACCTCTCGTTTGTAGAATCTATAAATCAGATTCTTTACGTCTTTACCGCTTAACGGGAGACGTAAACCCCTTGTCATATTCGTCTTTACTTGCGTAGATAGGTACGCCAGACTCTTTTCTTCGGTATGTTCCATTTATCTCTGTTCTGTTTTTAGTTTGTCGTAATGAATTGTATCTTGAACTAAGGTTTGGTATTGTGAAATTACCCAATAACCAAGTATCGCCTTTATTATAAGCATACTCTACAAATGCCTTAAATGAGCTGAACATGCTCTCATCATCCACGGGTCGAGGGTCTGCACGTCCGTCCGCAGACTTATGGCTTTTACGAGTGAATCTTATGGCGTTTAGAAGAATTTTAAGCTGACCGGCATCCTTAGCTTGCCAGTAATAATCTTCGGGGTAACGCTCGGAGGTAAAGGCTTCAAAGAACTTCCTACACCGTTGATGTAAATTTCCAGCGGTCGGCTGACCGCTATCCGTCTGATAAGACATTTCTTTTTCTTTATCTTTTTCTTTTATAGGGGGTGTGGGGGAAACCTTTTCTTTTTCTGTTTCTTTTTCTTCCTTAGCATTTGCTACAGTTTCCTTAGCATTTGCTACAGTTTCCTTAGCATTTGCTACAGTTTCCTTTTTCTTATTTTGAGCCTTAGCCAATCCTCCTGCTCTGCCTGCTTCAGCTCTCTTTTTTCGAATACTGTCCTTTTGTTCATACTGTTCTTTTAACTCTATTGATGAGAAAGATTTACCATCCTCAGAAATAGTAAATAATCCAAAATCTTCTATCACTGATTTTAAAAGTTCCACTTCAACGTGTATTTCATAAGCTAATGATTGATAATCTAAGGAACAGTTATTACCTTCTACCAACTTCTCAAGAAGATAGAAATACACTCCATACCCAGACATACCATGACGTATTCTCAACTCTAAAATCTTAGGATTGTTATGAGTGTTCGATTTATGGGAGAAATATTGTTCCATAAAGATTTAGTTTAAAATTTTTCTTCATAAGCAAAGGTATGAATTTATAAGCCAAAACACGCATATTTATAGTTAAAAATACTAAATATTCAGCATTTAATCATTGATATATTTGCATAATCGGCTTTTTTTTTATATTTTTGTTTCATGTAAATTCCATAAAGTTTAGTAAGAATACAACTGAAAGTGTTCAGTTTGGGGGTTCTTATTTGCATAATTAAACTTATTTAGTTAATTTTGCAATATAAATCTTTAATGATTTAATTGGTTATAAAGCTCGGCGTTGTGAAACGCTGGGCTTTTGTTTTTAAATGGACACTTTAATTCCTTTCTCATAACTCAGCCTTTTAACTTCTTTCGTGTATTTGTCTATCATTTCCTGTAGCTCATACTCTTCCCATTTCTTTGTAGAGTGTGCGCGCTCTCTGAGTGAGGAAAATCTTGCAACACCTATTTTTTTTATCAGGTTCTCCTGGTAATAAATAAGATGGTCGGCAGACGCACGATTACACCCTCTACACTCTCCATGACAGTTATCTTCATCAAATCGTGTAGCCATATTCATGCGTCCAAAGAAATGTCCACAATCGAGTTCGCCATAAGGCTTTATCTTGCCACAGCTGATACATTTACCTACACCATTAGGCATAACGTCTCTAAGTCGAATATAGTAAGAGAAAATTCTGTCAAGCTTTTTTACCAAATCAACGCCACCACTTTTTCGGGTCCGTGAAGATTGCTTGCTTTTCTTTTTTTGGTAGAACGGAAACATCTTTTTTGTATTTACATTTAACATAATTTTCTTTCTTGTCTACATGGTATTTACATCCACGACAAGCCTTACTACCTACATTTATCAATTCGTAAGTGTAACGCCCTTTTTGTTCGTGAGGGCATGGAGTAAGATAATCTGTTCCCATGCACGACTCACATGTCTCAAATTTTATTTTCATAATATTGTACTTGTTAATTGTCTTCCTTTTGAATATACGTCCCATCTTGTAGTTCCTGGCGGTCTTGCGATATACAGGTCTGCTACATTTCCAAACCTGCTATAGTTTCCTGCCATATCTACAACCCATCCTATTTTCCCTTCTGATTGTCTAATAGCACGTCCTACCATTTGATAGAACAGAGCAAGCGATTTTGTTGGTCTTGCAAGTATTACAGTGTCAAGTTCTGGGTAATCAAATCCAGTAGTTAGTGTACCACAATTACTTACGACTTTTATTTCTCCTTTTTTGAATCGCTGCAGAATATCCTCACGTTCTCTTTTGGGAGTATCACACGTTACTATAGCTGCTTTTATACCAAGTGACTGCAATTTACTAACAAGGCTCTCAGATTCCTTACGGAATGCTGTGAACACGAGAATACCCTTACGTGGAATGCCGCTCTTTGGCTGCATGACTTTTACAACTGTATTGGATAGTTTGTCATAGAATCCACTACGTTCATACTCTGCTATAAGGCTCTTTTCATCATAATCTGCTCCTGTTGAATTGCTTCTAACACGTCGAAGATCTATAGAGGTTATGTCATAATAGCTCAAATTCGCAAGAAATCCCTTAGACAATAATTCACCTATCTGGCAGCAGTAAATTACCTTTGAGAATATTCTTGGTCTTGTGCGTGTTAAGAATTTCAACATGGAGCCACCGGCGCACTTGTCAAGACGATACGGAGTAGCTGTAAGTCCTACAACTTGCCTATTCTTTGCTTCTATGAACTTCTTGTATTGTCCTGCTTTAGAATTCACATAATGAGCTTCGTCCACAATTATATTCTTGAAACAATCGAAGTCTCTCATATTATTCATTACACTGCCTATTGTTGCAAATGTAATGCGGTTTATGTCTTTTCGCCCAACGGAAGCACTATAGCATCCACAATCTATTATTCCATAGCTTTGAAGCTTGGCAAAGTTCTGTTGTAATATCTCTTTACTCGGCTGAAAGACCAACAAAGGTCCTTCAAGCCGAGAAGCTATATCCGCAAGAATAAGAGACTTACCGCCACCAGTAGGAATGATAATTAGACCATTCTTGTCTGTTTTACCATTGAACAACTTAACGGCTGCATCACTTGCTTCTTTCTGATAATACCTTAAATTATACATTATTCACCAAATGGTAAGTTTTCATCTTCATCATCTATCGATTCCTCTGTTATGGTCTCTTTTACTTGCTCCATTTCTGGGAAATCCAAGTCAAACAAAGTCTTCATTGCTTCTCTGTTTTTTTCTTCGTTAGCCCACAACTCGTTCTTGTCCGGAATCTCATAAGCTTTTGCAAGGACAAACAACTCTTTAGTATTATCCCATGTGTAAATAAGATAATATCCAGATAGAGCTATACAGAATACATCTTTTGCCTTCAGTCTTACGTCAACCGTTCCGAGCTTAACCTCTGCTGCATACTTGGCTACTTCCATAAGCACTGACGCATAAGCTTCCTCTGCGTCTTTCTTCATCTTTTTGGCTTTCTCAATGGCGATTTCAAGTTCAAGCTTACGTTTTGGAACATCATTCTCTTCAAGAGTGCAATACTCCTCACGAATGTTCTGTTTCTCAAAATCATCCAGCTTACGTGTTACGAGTTCATTGTCGGGGTACGTTGCGGTGAACATCTTACCAATAAACTTTAAAGCTTCACGCTTATTTGTTATAGGCTTCTCTCCCATTAACTTGTCTTCGCCTAACTTTGTAAAGTCAAGGGCAAGAGGGAATAACTCTTTTGCTTCTTCTTCAAGTACAAACTCAATTTCTGCAGGTGTGTAATTTTTTAAATCTGATTTCATAATTATAAATATTTTTCGTATAATGCTATTTGTTTCTGTGCCTCTATTAAAGCACTTTCTTCATTCGGTTCTGGAATATACAGTCCAGCAACCATTGATGAATAATTTCTAAATCTCTCTATTGCATCTGTCAACTCTTTTGTATCTAAATCAGCAGTACTTCTCCAATAGGTTACTGGTTGTCCTCGCTTACTAATTCTCTGTTTGGAGAAGATGTCCTGGTTAACAATTTTCTTGAAAATGTTGTATTTAACTTCTTCAATATTATATCCAAATTCAGAGGCAAAGTAAGCCAAGCACACATGTAGGTAACTGTTCTGTGACAAAGAACGAGGACGATACTTTTTCTTGACTTCTACAATGAAAGCATTTTTTGACTTTAGAGCATCGTTGCTAAGCCCATCACAATAGGCCTTAAATTCAACTCTATCTACATCATTTTTAAGATTGAATATCATTAGAATGGTAAATCATCCTCCTTTATGTTTTGGTTGTTTTGTGGCTCTGATGGTTGTGTTACTTGTTCGTGCTGTGTTACTTGTTCGTGCTGTGTTGTATTTCCAGTACGAGTGTAGGCTTCTATCTTATAGCCAGCTATTGTATTAAAATACTTCTCTGGCTCATTGCCTTTTTTGTATCTATTTCCTTGTATCACGAAAGACACAGTAACAATGTCACCAACCTTAAAAGCCAACGGGTCGTCTATATGCTTTCCGGCAAACTCAAAACTTGGATAATTTTCATAATCTTCTCCATAGTAAGAGCGAGAACAATTAAGCACTAAAACACGTTTGTTAAACGTCTTATCGCTGCTTTTACTTGGTATTGACTCTTTTTCGCCAATTACCAAGATTCTTCCTGTCATTGTATTAGCCATTTATTTGTTCTGTTGGTAAATATTTCAGTAATTTTCTGTATTCAACCCAATCCATGAAACTGTTCAATAGGGACTTATTGTCATTTTCCATATTTGGGTATCTATAGCAGGTTATTGACGGTTCGTAACGCGATAACTTCAATCCTCTAACATCACCTTTGTGCTTGTCCTTGTTATACCCTTCGAACACAAAGAGGTCAAAATGGAATGTGTTTGCTTCAAACAAGTCAAGATAGTATTTCCACTGACAACTATTGATATAATCATCTGCTGAAACAACACTATACTTTGTCTTGATGTCACGTATCTCTATCCCGTCTATCATGTCTGCACAACCAGTGACTATAGCACGTCCGAAGTCTTTGTATTCGCGGACTTCATGAAAAGCATCAATATGCTCATTACGATACTCTAAAGCCACTTTGCATTGAGGGACATCAAGTATAACTTCTCCTTCCTTGTATGTGAATTTTCTACCGCAAGGGACAGGCTCTGTTTTCACGTTTTTATAATATGTGAAATGACGTTCTCCTTCTGGTTCAAAATCACATACAGGACTGCCTGTTTCCACTATAGAGTGAAAGGCAGTACCTATACGTGTGTAGTCATTACCTTCAAACTTCTTAGTTATACTATCTATGACGCTTTGCTCATTTACATAAGCGTAATCGCCAGACATATAACGTCTAAAGCTTTCAAGCAACGTCACCCTTACTATCGGCTTCCTCATTCTTAACAAATTTTTTCGTCGATTTGTCTAAGACGAACCCCTTCGCACCAAGCTCTTTAAGCATTTGGTTCATAAATGCCTTCTGGTGTATTTTGGCGAGTCCATGTGCAATATCAATCAGCTCATTTGCTTCATCTATAGTTGATACAGAAGCAAGCTTCTTTCGGGCATTGTCAACGTCCTTCTGTGCTTGAACTTGTGCATCCGATTTTGATACTATAGCTTTTTTTACACGCTTTACGATGTCAGCCATACAAGTCTCAAATTCTGGTGTACCGTATGCAGGAATCCATGTGTCTGGTATCTCTGCCACATTCTTGCCAACTCGATTATCTGTAGGCTCGAATTTTATAACTCGGTTGTTATTCTCCTTACAAATATATCCTACTTGGTCTGCAATACGTATAAGGAGGTCTTTTGACTGACCGGTGCAATCGGGTGAATGTTTCGTTATATCACCATCTGTATTCTCTTTATCGTGACATATAAAGATAATGTCCGAATTGTTCGAGCGAAGGATACTTACAAACTGTTTGAAAAGGTCTCCCATAAGTCCATATCGTTTTAGGGTGTTCTTTTCAAGTTTATAATCCATCTTAATAGCATAATTACTTAGGTAGTCGTCAAGCATCGCTTTTGCAGTGTCAACTACAACCGTCTTGCATTCGCTTATTAATCCGGGCTTCCATACTTGAACGCCATTTTCAATTACATACTTACCTATAATCTCTTCATTATAGATGTCTTCCCATTGTGATGCTGTTACAACAATGTCGGGACGTTGCACAGCACGGTCAAATCCTCTATCTGTATCTATAAGTAGTGGACTTTCTGCCGTTGTTGCTAATGAAGTCTTGCCAGTACCAGGTGTACCGTACAAAACAATAATTACTGGACGTTCCTTAACGACGTCATTTTTTCTGATTACTGCCAT